GCGGGACTCCCCCTGCCCGGAACACGAGCTGGACGAGCTGGTCAAGATGGACCAGCGGTGGCGTGCAGCTGCTCACCGGCTGCCGAAGCTGGCGTCCGGGCACAGCGACCCGGTCGAGGCCCCGGCCTGCCGTCCGTGGCGTCCAGGCCCTCACAGCCTGGCCGGGGGTGTGCTGGCGGGCCTGTGCGAGCACGGGGTGCTGCGCGGGTCCTGCCGAGCCTGCGCACGTCGTGATTCGTTCCGCCGCAAGGTCGAGCAGGCCGCCGACCGGCTCAAGGCGAGTGGTGTCGGCTCTGAGGACCTGGGCGTGCTACGCCGGGCGTGGACGGGGGTGTCCCGGTGATCGGCACAGTCACGCTGGACGGCGCGCACGAGGTCTTCTGCCGCTGGCTCGGTGCGGACTACGACACCCAGGCCCTTGACGCCGTCCTCGCTGCTGCTGCGGTCGAGCAGCTCGACGGGGACCCGCTCTGGTTGCTGCTGTTGTCCGGGTCTGGGAATGCGAAGACAGAGACCGTGCAGGCACTGTCCGGTGCTGGCGCGGTCAGCGTGTCCACGGTGAGCTCGGAGGGCGCACTGCTGTCGGCTACGCCACAGAAGGACAAGGCCAGCGACGCTACAGGCGGGCTGCTGCGCCAGATCGGCGGGCGTGGAGTCCTCGTCATCAAGGACGTGACATCCCTCCTGTCGATGAACCGGGACATGAGGTCCCAGGTGCTCGGAGCGCTGCGGGAGGTCTACGACGGTCGGTGGACCCGGAGCGTCGGGGCAGATGGTGGGCGTTCGCTTTGCTGGGAGGGTCGGATCGTCCTCGTCGGTGCCGTCACGACCGCTTGGGACTCCGCGCGTGACGTGGTGGCCGCGATGGGAGACCGATTCGTAGTTGTCCGTATGGACTCCCACCACGGCAGGCAGGCCGCAGGGCGCCGGGCCATCGGGAACACCGGATCGGAAGAGTTGATGCGGGCCGAGCTTGCTGAAGCTGTCGGCGGAGTGATCGCCAGCATGGACACCACCCCGACCACGCTCACCGCCGAAGAGACGGACGTGCTGCTCGCCGCCGCCGACGTGGTGACGTTGGCGCGGACCGGGGTCGAGTACGACCACAGGGGCGACGTGATCGACGCCCATGCCCCAGAGATGCCCACCCGGTTCGCCAAGCAGCTGGCCCAGGTGGTTCGTGGGTCAGTCGCCATCGGTGTCTCCCGCGCCGAGGCTCTGCGGCTGGCGATCCGGTGCGCCCGTGACTCCATGCCACCCCTGCGGCTGTCGATCGTCGACGACCTCGCGAAGCACCCAGGATCGACCACTGCTGACATCCGAAAGCGCATCAACAAGCCCAGGAACACGGTGGACCGGCAGTTGCAGGCACTGCACATGCTCGGGGTGCTCGACTGCCGTGAGGAAGAGGCCACCTACGGGGAAAGCACCCGCACCCGGTGGTTCTACAGCCTGGCCGACAACATCGAGCCCCGGTCCCTGGACCCTGCTCGTGTTCCAGATTTGTCAGTAGACACCCCTAACCCCAGAGAGAAGAAGGCACGGCGAGACGAGTCTCCACGGCCCTCTACTGACAAATCTGGAACACACGGCGGCGTGTGCCCCCACGGTCACGACATGCGGGACGGGCCGTGCTCGCTGTGCGACACCGCGAAGTGGAACCGGCACCTCCTGGAAGAGGTGAGGTCGTGAGGACCACACAGATCGGAGGTACCCCGTGAACGATCCCGTAGTGAACCAGCCAGCACCCGCCGACGTCGTACCCCACCGACCACCCAGCGACGACGAACTACGGGCGTTGTGGACGCGGCTCGATCGCGCATTCGCCGGGCGGGATGCCGTCGCCGTCGATGTCTCCGAGCCGGGTGAGGTCCAGCTCGACGGACTTGGCACACCCATCGCTGTCGGACCACTGCGGGTCCGACGCCGGGTGCCGATGCTCCGCCCGCTGGTGACCGCCGCCGAACTACGCCGCCTCGGCCTCGACCCTAACCAGATGACCGGGCTCGACGTCATCGACTGAACGAGAGGAAGACCCCCATGACCACTGACACCACTCAGGAGATGGAGCCCATGACCACCCAGACCGAGCAGACTGCTACGCCGGGCCCGCCAGCTGCCACCACGCCCGACCCGCCAGACGCCGACATACCCCCGGCCGGGACCGGCCGGGACACCCCCGGCCCCAACCATGAGGCGGCTACCTACCGTCGCCGCCTGCGCGACACGGAGGCCGACCGGGACCGCCTGGCCCAGCAGGTCCAGGCCATGCAGAAGGCCGAGGTGGAGCGTCTGGCGTCCCGGCTGGCCCAGCCCTCGGCCCTGTGGGCCACCACCGAGCTGGCCGACCTGCTGGACGACACCGGACAGGTGGACCCGGACAAGGTCGCCAACGCGATCGAGCAGGCCCGGACCACGCTGGGGCTGGCGGTGGTGTCGGGCACCCCCAGCCCGGCCAACGAGGGTCGCATCGTCGACCCGTATACGGCCAGCTCGTGGTCCAGGGCGTTCGCACCCAGGCACTGACTCCAGGTCGGTAGACTGGTCTGGTCGTCGGACCTGCGCCAGGGGCGAACGTCTCGACGACCAGCGGCCCCCGCGGGGCGCGCACGGCACGGCCAGAGGCCGCCGAGCAGAACACCCGTTCCTGCAACCGGCGGCCTCTATCGTGCCGCAGGAAGGTGGTCAACAATGGCCGCTATCACCACCACCACCACTTCAGATCGTGCGTGGTCTCCTGACATTCAGGCGTTCGCCCCCGACGACATCCTTGCCGACGCCCTGGTCCTCCAGACCTCCACCCAGCTGGGCACCGTCGAGGGTGACGTCCCGGCAGTCCGTGTCGCCTTCGTGGACGACGACGAAGCCGACTTCGTCGCCGAAGGGCACGAGATTCCCGAAGCAGACCCGGCGCTCAACGAGGTCGTGATCTTCACCGGGAAGATCAGCCAGCTGGTCCGTATCTCCCGGGAGCAGTGGTCCCAGCCCAGCACCTCGCCCAAGCTGGCCGACGCGGTGGCCCGCGCGGTGCGCCGCAAAGCCGACGAAGCCTATCTGGCCCAGCCTGTACCGACCGCACCAGCAGTGACCCCACCGGCCGGTCTGGTTAACATCGCCGGGGTCCAGATGGGCACCCCGGTCGCTGACAGCCTGGACGCTCTGGTCGACCTGGTCGCGGTTCTCCAGGTCTCAGGGGCTACCCCGACCCACCTGGTGACCGACCCGACCGGGTGGGCCGCGCTGCGCAAGCTCAAGACCACCACCGACAGCAACGTGAGTCTGCTCGGTGCTGGCACCGCCGACGCCGAGGCTTTCCTGCTCGGCCTGCCCGTCCTGGTCAGTCCGGCGATGCCAGCAGGGACCGGTCTGGTGATCGACCGGTCCGCCGTCGTGTCCGCGGTCGGGCAGGTGATGGTCGCACAGTCGGAGCACCAGTACTTCAGCTCGGACTCCATCGCGCTGCGCTGCACCTGGCGCCTCGGGTGGAACCTCGTCCGACCCGAACGGTGCGGGAAGTTCACCATCGGCGACCAGACCTGAATGCCGTGGCGGGCGATCGTCAGGGCGAGGCAGCCAGAGAACCCTGAACCTTCGGCCCAGAGACCAGCGCCCGCCACGACCGGCACCAGCACTACCCCTCGGGGTCACGCCGACGACGCCAACGCCGTAGCCACCCGACAGCGGCAGCCACCGTCCAGGCGACCTGAGCTCCGGCTCCGAGCTGGTCGTAGTGGTCAGTCCACAGGCGATAGATGCTCATACCTTCTATATCCGTCCGGGCCAGGGCAGATATGACACAGCCCTGCCACAGCCGGAACGACCCCAGGGGGACCAACCCCACCCCGCGGCCCTCAGCCACCTCCCGTCGTAGGGCCGACATACCCCCCCCGGGAGCGGTGGGCTGGCTGGACACCCACCTCGGCCCCAGGGGTCTGGCCGGTGGGCCCGTGCTACGCGACCTTCCGGCGGGGGTCGGTCGCTGGCGTCTCCGACCGCGCGGTGTCGCAGGCGAAGCGGCACAGCAAGCCCCGGCGAGGCTCGGCTGTCCACGGGGGTGTCCACGCCTGTCCGTGCGACTTGTGGACAGGCACGGACAGGCTCGACTGGCGCGGCGTCGGGGTGTCCAGATCGTGCACTAACGTGCATCAAGGTACCTCGGTCAGGCTGGACCCCCTAGTGCACGCTTAGTGCACGCCGCTGCCTAGACAAACGAAAAACCCCCAGTGACCTGGGGGTTTGTCGGTGGGCGATACTGGGATCGAACCAGTGACCTCTTCCGTGTCAGGGAAGCGCGCTCCCGCTGCGCCAATCGCCCGTGCGGGGTACTGCTGTCGAGGTGGAGACGGGAATCGAACCCGTGTTGACGGCTTTGCAGGCCGCTGCCTCGCCACTCGGCCACTCCACCTTGAGACTGCGGCGTGAGCGCCGACGGTACCAGCCTCCGAGCGGATGACGGGACTCGAACCCGCGACCCTCACCTTGGCAAGGTGATGCTCTACCAACTGAGCCACATCCGCGCGACCCCACCACGGCCGAGACCGCGGAGGTGCGTCCCTGACTCTATCCGAGGCTCCCGCACATAGTCCAACCAGATACGCCGTGTGCGCCTGGGTACGCAGACGCCACACTGGTCGGTGTGGACGAGACAGTGGTGTGGTGCGACGGACGGCTGGTGCCGCCTCGCACGCCGGTGGTGCGGGCGACAGATCTGGGGCTGACCAGCGGGCTCGGGGTCTACGAGTCGTTGGCGGTGCTGGACGGGAAAGTGTTCGCCCTGACCCGGCACCTGGACCGGCTGGCGCACTCGGCGCGGGTGGTCGGCGTCGAGCTGGCCGACGACGATGTGCTGCGTGGCGCCGCCG